CCCTCCGTCGAAAAAACGACGGACCCTCCGTCGAAAATCCAGCGGGAGAATAATATAAATAATAATATTACCCCCTATAGTCCCCCGGAGGGGGACGGAGGCGAAGGCGCAGAGAAGGAAAAGAAACCCACCCTCGCAGAACAGCGGGAGGTGTGGTTCGAGTTCCTGTGGCAGCTCTATCCAAACCACAACGCCAAGGCCCCGGCGCTGAAGCGCTGGCTGCGCCTGAAGCCGGATCTGGACTTTGCCCGGAAGCTCTACCGGACCTTACAGGCTCAGATCGCCGCCCGGAAGTGGTCGGAGGGCTACTGGCCGGAGTTTCGCAAGTGGCTGCTGGATGAGCGCTGGAACGACGAGCTGCCCGCCCTGGCAGACAGTGGCGGCGGCGGACAGGTGGTAGAGGACGAGGGGGTGATCTACTGGTGAGCATACCGCAGAACGACTGGCTGGAGGCCCAGGTGGCCGTGCTGGGCTCCGTCCTGCTGGACGAGCAGTATGCCGGTTTGGTGGTCAGCCGGACAAGCCCGGAACAGTGGTGCGATGCCTACCGACCGATTTTCGAGGTCATCCGGGCGAAGTACGCCGCCGGGGAGACCATCGACCCGGTGACCGTCCGGGCGGCGCTGGGCGCGGAGAGCGGGGCACTGCTGATGCAGATCATGCAGGTGACGCCCACCGCCGCCAACTGCGCGGAATATCTGGATCTGATGCTGGAGCAGCACCGTCTGCTCCGCCTGCGGGAGGTGGGCGAGCAGCTGGCCACCGCCACAACGCCAGAGGCCGCCCTGACGCTGCTGGAACAGGCCAACGCCCTGACCGTCAAGCGGGAAAAGGTGCGCGTGGTCAGCATGGATGAGGCCCTCCGGGGCTTCTTTGAGCGCCAGCAGAGCAAGGCGGTGGATTACCTCAAGTGGGGCATCGACGCGCTGGATGAGCGGCTCTACTGCGAGGGCGGCGACTTCGTGATTCTGGGTGGCTATCCCTCAGACGGCAAAACGGCGCTGGCGCTCAGCATGGCCTACCAGCAGGGCAAAACCCACCGGGTCGGCTTTTTCAGCTACGAGACCAAGGATGCCAAGCTCTTTGACCGGCTTATCCCCACGCTGACGCGCATCGACTTTGGCCGGGTGAAAAAGCACACCCTCACCGACGGGGATTGGGACACCGTCGCCCGGCGTCAGCGGGAGATCAGCGCCAACCATCTAGAGCTAATCCCGGCTAACGGCATGACCGTGGCCGATCTGCGCTCGCTGGTGCAGTCCCGGCGCTATGAGATCTTGTACATCGACTATCTTCAGCTCGTCCGTCCCAGCGACCCGCGCCGGAGCAGCTTTGAGCAGGTGACCCAGATCTCCATGGATCTGCACACGCTGGCCCAGGGCACCGGCACCACGGTGGTGGCGCTGAGCCAGCTCTCCCGCCCGGAGAAGCAGGGGAAGGAAGCCCGGACAAAGGCGCCGGGGATGCACTCCCTGCGGCAATCCGGTCAGATCGAGCAGGACGCGGACATCATCATGTTCGTCTACCGGGAAGAACCCAATCTGCCCCGTTCCCGCCGGTGCCTGAAGGTGGCCAAGAACAAGGAAGGCGAGGCCGGGGGCGTCATTATGCTGGCCTTTGACGGCGGCACCCAGACCTTCCGGGTGGACCGCAACGACCCCAGCCTCTGGCGGGCGGCACCGGCAAAGGTGCCGGAACCCCAGATGACCTTGCAGGAATTGAGCCCGGCAGAGCCGGTGCCCTTTGAGAAAGGAGCAGGCGCATGACAAAGAAAGAATTACTGGAGGACGCCCAGCTGTTGGAAGTGGCCCGGAAGAAGGCTAGCCGCAAGGCCATGCTGGCCGAGTCGGAACTGATCCGCCGGGCGTGGGAACGGCAGGCGCTGGCCCTGCTCCACGGAGCCGAGGCCCTGCGCCGGGAGGCGGGGGCATGATCCGGGTGGGGGATAAGCTGCCGGGACTATACCCCAGCGCTTACACGGACAAGGACATCGACGACGACCGCCAGCTTCGCCAGCAGGAGAAACGCCGCCAGCGGACGTATTGCTCCCCGGTGCGTAACCGGGTGGAGTGGATTCACCCCGACGGCCGCTTCGCCGTGATTCGTTTTAGCTATGATAACGGGAGCTTCTGCGAGAGTTTTTCCTTGAAAGGAGGACAGTTATGCGACTGACAAGTGAACGCTGCAGCGGCATCAAGGAGGGCTACTGGACAAATGCTAAGAAGGACGAGCTGGTGCAGCGTCTGGGCTGGATTGAGCACCAGGGACCCAAGCTGATCCAGGCCGCCTGCAATAAAAAGTGCCTGGTGATGGATCGGGAGCAGCGCACACCGAAGCGGTGCTCCAACTGCGAGCTGTACCAGCTGGCCAGAGTAATCGGGGGGATTGCCTGATGGGCATGAACTACATGGACAGAGTGCAGGCGGCCTACGCCCGGGACAACTACGTCAACGGTATGGCGGTGCAGCAGCTGATGGCCGATGCGGCGGTAATCGCTCTGAACCGGGAATTCGGTTTCGGCGCCGACCGCTGCGCGCGGTTTATGCCCGCTCTCCAGCGGGCGGCGGACGACATGGCCAGCCTCATCATGGAGGACACCCCGGACGCCATTTACAGCCGGGAGAAAATCGACCAGCTGCTGCTCAGCATCGTCGGCGAGGATAATTTTATCCCGTGGGAGAGACGCTATCAGGCTGCCATCAATCCCCGCCGGGGCAACCGGCAGCAGCGGCGAAAGCGGAAGTGAGGGACACGCTATGGCAAAACGGGAACGAACCGTCACCGCCGGGCGGATGGTGTACTGCGTCAGCTACACCATTCCGAAGTACCGGAAGGAGGACACCGAGCGCCAGCGGGGCGAGCGCCGCCGGGCGGCAGGCAGCTGGAAGGCGAAGCTGAACCGGCTGAAATCCTGCGAGAAGCTGGAGCAGCTGATCTTTTGCAACTTTTCTTCCGGCGACCTCTATGTCACCCTGACCTATCGGGATGAGTGCCTGCCCGGCACCCGGCAGGATGTGATGCGGGATTTCAAGTATTTCCGCCGCAAGCTGGCCCTGCGTCGGAGGGAGCGGGAGCAGAGCTGTCATTATATCTATGTAATTGAACACAAGACCAGCAAGGGCCGCTGGCATATTCATATGATTCTCTCCGGTGGCGGCGCATCAGATCGGCGCGATTTGACCGAGTGCTGGACACACGGACTGGTGGATATGCGCTATTTCAGCATGGTCGAAGCGGAAGAACTGGCGTCCTATCTGGCCAAGGAGTCGCCAGATCATGTGGGAGAGCATCCGTGGATTGCCTCCCGGGGCTTGCAGCGCCCCAGCGTAGTCAGCGAGATTGTGCCGGACTCCGCTCATCTGAGCGCCCCGCCCGGTGCGGTCATCAAGTCCCGGGACAGCAGGAACAATCAGTATGGTGAATTTGAGTACATGAAGTATTTCCGCGCCTGAAAATTACATACTTCGCGCACGCGCGCGTCTTTTATAGCCTTGAAACAGTGTCTATTTTAAGAGAATGGCAAACAAAAAGGAGAAAAACCACTTGACAAGGGGGCTAAACAATGAGCAAACCGAGATACGGCTGGTGGCCGTATGTCAAAAACATGATCTATAGCTATCCGTCGCTGTGTACGCTGCATCAGCAGGCATTGACGCAGCAAATCACACCGACCTACTCCGGCCTCAGCGGCGGCAGTGAAGGCAGTCGCAAGACGGAGCAGACCGTGGTCAGAGCGTCTACCCAGACGGCGGCGCGGGAATACGAGGCGGTGCATCTGGCCATCCAGCAGACCCAGCAGCTGGCCAGCGGAGCGGAACGGCTGCAAATTATCCGGGCGACCTACTGGAAGCGCACCCACACCCTCAGCGGCGCGGCGCTGGCGGCGAACGTCTCGTATCGCACTGCCCGGCGCTGGAACGGCGAGTTCATCCGGCGGGTGGCGGAAAATTATGGCCTGCTGGATTAAGTTGGCCCCCCAGAGCCAAATGGACGGCGTAAAATTATAGCATCGAGATATGGGAGCCGCCCGGCAGGGTTGGCTCCCTTTGTGTTGCCCCGGGAAGTGGTACGGGGCGGGTTGTCCATTGCGATGCAGGCAGGGGCGGGGCCGAGTGATGGAACAAACGAGAAAGGCGGCGGCGGGCGTGACCAATCCAAGATATGCCAACGGCACACTGCGGCGCAGAAACCGGGCGCGGCTCCGGGCGATGGGCGGCCCCTGCGGCATCTGCGGCGGACGGCTCGGGCCGATCCACTACGACGAGCCGTCGGACGCGGCGCATCCGCTGTCCTTCGTGGTCGATGAGATCCGGCCGGTGGCCCGGTGGCGGCAGTTCGGCTACGATTCGCCCCGAGCCGCCGCGGAGGACCTCAACAATTTGCAGGCGGCGCATTACTTCTGCAACCAGCGCAAGGGCGCCAAAACGCAGATGCAGCCGGAACAGGGAAAGCAGATCTGTTCGGCGCCGCGTGTGCGGGACGGGAACTGGTAAGCGGCAGCCCCCTGGGGGAGGCTCCCCCGGTGCCCCCGCCAGCGCCCCTGCGCCGTCCAGCGCCGATTTACCCCCGAAGGCCGAAAGAGCGGAGGGGGTGGTATCCAGAGCGGAAGGAGGAACCGGATATGGAGAAAAATTCATCTACCCGCGCGCGCACGGAGATCGAGAAAAGATGCGCCGCAGAGCGCCGGAAACTGGCCAGATTTTTGAGCAAAAACGGCCTGAATGAAGAAAAAATCAAGTCGCTTGACCCGGTGATCCTCAATGTTTCCTGGATGAAATCCAAGCTGGATGACGCCCGGACGGCCATCGGCGAGGACGGCATCACCGTGGAGTACGACAACGGCGGCGGTCAGACCGGCGTGCGGGAAAATCCGGCCTTCCGGGCCTATGAGGCGCTGTGGAAAACCTACCTCTCCGGGTTGGATGCGCTTTTGAAACTCCTGCCCGAGGGGGCGGCGGAAGATCCGGCGCTGTCTGAGGTCAAGCCCGCCAGCGCCCTCGCGCTGGTGCAGGGCCGCCGGAAGCGGGACGCATGACCGGCGCACAGATCCCGCGCTATTGCATTGAGCCGGAGCGCCTCTCGACCGACGGTGCGGACGCCGCAGCGCTGATGGCTGCCTACGGCAATGCGCTGGACGAATGGCAGCGGCTGGTGCTGGACTGCTGGCTGGGCCGGGATACATCCGGGCGGTACACCGTGACCTCCGCCGGGCTGGCCGTGCCCCGGCAGAACGGCAAGAACGTGTGTCTGGAGGGGCGGGAGTTCTTCGGTATGGTCATCAACGGCGAGAAGATCCTGCACACCGCCCATCAGGTGCGCACGGCGAAAAAGAGCTTCAACCGACTGGCCCGGATGTTCACGGACAAGCGGCACCCGGAGGTGCTGGAGCTGGTGAAAAACATCCGCTACACCAACGGCGAGGAGTGCATCGAGCTGCTGAACGGCGGGAGCATTGAGTTCTCCGCCCGTTCCCGACAGGCGGCCCGCGGCTTTGACGGCATCTCGCTGGTGGTCTATGACGAGGCGCAGGAGCTGACGGACGATCAGGTGGAGGCCATCATGGCCACGCTGGCCGCCTCGGCCACCGGCACCCGCCAGCTGATCTATACCGGCACGCCGCCCTATCCGGGCTGTCCCGGCGACGTGTTCCGCCGCCGAAGGACGGCCTGCCTTGACGCGCCGGGCGCACATGACGCCTGGCACGAGTGGTCGGTGGAGGGGGAGCAGGTGGACAAGATCGATCTGGAAGACCACGCGCTCTGGTACCAGACCAACCCGGCCATGGGCATCCGGCTCAGCGAGGAGTTCGCAGCGGAGGAGTGCCGGAGCATGAGCGCCGACGGCTTTGCCCGGGAGCGCCTGGGCTGGTGGAGCCCCGTCCTGACGGAACAGAGCGACAAGGCGCTGGATGCCCGGGCGTGGGCGGACTGCGCCAGCGACGCGGAAAAGCCGGAGGGCAAGACGGCCTATGGTGTGAAATTCGCCGCCGACGGCTCGGCGGTCTGCCTCTGCGGGGCGGTGATCCCCGGGAACGGCCCGGCCCGTATCTCGCTGCTTGAGCTTCAGCCCAGCGGCCGGGGGCTCAGGTGGCTGGCAGACTGGCTCAGTGAGCGCTATGACCGGGCGTCCTGCGTGGTCATCGATGGCCGCAACGGCGTGGATGTGCTGATCGAGCGCATCAAGCCGACGTGGCGGGCCCAAAACTCCGTGATAAAGCCCGGCGCAAAGGAGGTCGTCGCGGCGGTGGGTCTGCTCACCAACGCCGTGGCGGAGCGGACGCTGACGTGGTACCGCCCTCAGGCGGTGCTGAACGAGAGCGCGGTCGGTGCGGTGAAACGGCCCATCGGCGGCGGCTTTGGCTTCGGCGGGGAGAACAGCCTGCCCATCGAGGCCTGCGCACTGGCCCTCTGGGGCGCGAAGATCAGTAAGCGGGACCCGACGCGGAAGATGAGGATCGGATGAGGTGAGAAATTGACAACGCTGTACTTCGGCCGGGTGGACGGCCTGACGGACGCGGAGCGGGAGCAGCTCCGGGATCTGGCCGACGTGTTCAACCGCCATCAGGCGGCCAACGCGGCAAAGGAAAAATATTACGAGGGCCATGTGACCCTGCGGGACGTCAATCTGGGCATTGCCCTCCCCGCGGGGCTGCGGGATCTGGAGGTGGGGTGCAGCTGGGGCCAGAAAGCCGTGGATGTGCTGGCCGCCCGGTCCATGTTTGACGGCTTTGTGGGGGCGGACGAGTCCAACTCGGAGCTGCTGACACAGCTGGTGGAGGGCAACCGGCTCATCGCGGAGTATGCCAAGGCGTGCCGGGGCGAGCTGAAATACGGCTGCGTGTTCGCCACGCTGTCGGCGGATCCGGCGCTGAAATGCCGCATCCGCTTTCACTCTCCCGTCTCTGCCGCCGCCCTGTGGAGCGGCGAGAAGGGGCGCATCCAGTGCGGCCTTGCCATCGTGGACACCGCCCGGGACGAGACGGAGGCCGCCGGGTGGCAGCCCAGCGTGGTGAACCTCTACACCGACGACGCCATTCTCGTCCTGCGCCGGAGCGGGAACCGCTGGACGGCCCGGCGCTGTCCCCACCGGATGGGGCGGCCGCTGATGGAGCCGCTGGTGTGGAACGCCACCAGCGGAAAGCCCTTCGGGCGCTCCCGGCTGAAAAAGCCCATCCGCACGCTGATCGACGACTATGTGCGCACGGTGGCCAACGCCTCCATCGCGCTGGAGTTCGACACCACGCCCCAGAAATACCTCCTCGGCGTCACCGACGAGCAGTATGACGCCATCGTGGCGGAGAAATTCAAGACCTATGTGGGCTCCCTTCTGACGGCCACCGCCAACCCGGAGACCGGCGAGAATCCCACCTTCGGCCAGCTGGCTCAGGGCAGCCTGACGCCCCATGTGGAGAAAATGCGCATGACGGCCACCCAGTTCGCCGCCGCCACCGGGCTGACGGTCATGGACGTTGGCATCGTCAACGACGCCAACCCGACGAGCTCGGACGCCATTCTGGCCCAGAGCCAGACCCTCGTCCTGCTGGCTCAGCAGCTGAACACCGGCAACGGGGACGCGCTGCGGACCATCATCCGCATGGCGCAGGCCATCGCCCGGTCGGTCACGCTGGAGGAACTCACCCCGGCGGAGCGGGACGTGATGGCGCATTTCAAGAACCCGGCTATGCCCTCGGTGGCGGTGACGGCGGACGCGGCCATCAAGATCGCCTCCGTCCGGCAGGAGTTCGCCGCCACGGACACGTTCCTGGAAATGGTCGGCTTTGACCAGGCGGACATCCGCCGCATCGGTGTCCAGGAGCGACGGGTGCGGGGCCAGCGGGTGCTTGCGGAGGTAGAGGAGGGCGCGGATGCGGCTGACGGCGAAGGCGTGGAGTGACTACGCCGACCGGCTCTCCCGGCTGAACACGAAGGCCGGACAGCTGATGCGCGCCTATCTGGAGCGCTATGGCGCGGAGGACACCTCCGCGCTGATCTCCTACGCCAGCGCATTGGTGGACAAATACGGCGAAGGGAGCGCGGAGCTGGCCTGCCAGATGTACGACGCCATGGCCGAGGCCGCGGGGCTGACCCTTCCGGCGGCAGAACCCGCCGCCCCTGCCGCCTATGGCGAGCTGGCCAAGGCGGTGAACGGCACGAAGCACAGCCCGGCGCTGCTCCAGAGCGCCGTTTCCCGGCTGGTCAAGCAGGCCGGGGCGGACACCACGCTCAAGAACGCCATCCGGGACGGGGCGGAGTTTGCGTGGATCCCCCACGGCGACACCTGCGCCTTCTGCCTGATGCTGGCCTCCCGGGGCTGGCAGAAGGCCGGCAAGCGGACGCTGAAAAACGGCCACGCGGAGCATATCCACGCCAACTGCGACTGCGAGTATGCCGTGCGCTTCGACGCCTCCACCACCGTGGCGGGCTATGACCCGGAGCAGTATCTGGCGGCCTACAAGGGCGCGGAGGGGCGTACATATCAGGAGAAGCTCAACTCCCTCCGCCGGGCCCATTACGCCGAGAACCGGAAGAAGATCACCGCCCAGAAGCGGGCGGCGTATCTGATAAAGAAACGATCGACAGCCGGAGAAATGGATGACCTGCGGGAGCAGCACCGCGTCCCTGATCGTAAGGAGTATGACAGATTCCGCAGGATCCTGGGCACAAAGGCACCGAAAACCTTTGCAGAGTTCCAGGCTGTGAAGTATAATATTGACAGCACCGGGTGGGATGCGCTTCAGAATGAGCTGAAGGACACGCTGATCCGGGCGGACATCCGGGCAGGCAAGTATGACCTGACCGTCAACCCGGAGAAACAGGCCCGCCATCTGCGCGACAGCGGCGGCTATATTCCTGGGCGCAGTTATCTTACGATCAGTATGGAGGAGCTTCAGGATATTGTGACACGGTATGCCGGGACGGGGTACATCGAACATAAGGGCCGCAGCGGAATCCGTGAAGTGATAGATTTGAACAGACAGATCGGTGCAGTTATTAAGCGAGATGAGTCGGAAGTTCCGACATCTATGCTTAAACTGCATTACAGTAAGACAGGCATTCACGCTGTTCCGTTTGTGCCGCAGAAGGAGGATGACCAATGAAGAATCTATGCTATGAAGATTATTGGGGGCACCATGCCCGCGTCGTTCTGACAAATGGAGAAGCGATCGAGTGCTTTGTAGTTAGTGGAACTTCCGCGTTGGACGCAGAGGACGGCATTCCAAGTATCGACGTGAAGAGGCTCGGTACCTTGTGGGAATACTCCGAAGACGAGATCGACCACATCGAGCTGTTAGACTGAACCGCCTCGGCATACCGTGGCGGGCTATGACCCGGCACGCTATCTGGCGGCCTATGAGAGCGCAGAGGGGCGTACATATCAGGAGAAGCTCAACTCCCTCCGCCGGGCCCATTACGCCGAGAACCGGAAGAAGATCACCGCCCAGAAGCGGGCGGCGTATGCGGCAAGGAAAGGCTCGACAATCGAGGATGAAGATGCTAAAATAAAAACGATAAAGGGCACCATGACGAAGCAGGTTCTGGTGCTGCCAGTTTATTCAGCCTGTGGCATTGCCAAAGTTCAAGCAACAGGACGAGGTCATGTTTTTAAGAGGGATGCAATACCGGGTGTTGAATGCCAGTATAAAGGACGATCGTTATTTCTTGGAAATCGAGGTGCTTCCAAACGTCTAAAAATCTGCACGAGAAAGATATCAGCATGGGATTCCGTGCTCCATTTTATAGTATCACGACATGCATTCCAGAATGCAATGTTTGCATTTACTGGGATGGCCCCGGAAAATGCAAAAAACTCGGTGATTCACCAGATGAATTTGGATGGGGTGAACGGCACGACTGTCCAGATGCTGTTTTGAACACCGAAAACTTCCAGTATCCAAAGTACAAAGAACTGTATCCGGAAGAATGCAAAATTTCCCAGCAGAAATAAACCATAACCACGATGCACCCGCACCGTGGTTTTTTCATACCCATTTTATCTTGATATGCGGAGAGCAGAGCTGATTTTTCAGCCCTGCTTTTTTCATGCATAAATTCACGCGACGGCTGCGGAAAAGCCGGGGAAGGAGAGCAGATCAATGAACGAAACTGTGGATCAGGAGAACCCCGCCATTCAGGAGGAGCGGGAGGAGCGCACCTTTACCCAGTCCGAGATGGATGCCATCATCCGGGACCGGCTGGCGCGGGAGCGCGGAAAGTACGCCGACTACGACGCCGTCAAGGCCAAGGCCGAGCAGTTCGACGCCGCTCAGGAGGCGGACAGGAGTGAGCTCCAGCGGGCGCTGGAGCGGGCTACGGAGCTTCAGACGCAGGTGGATGCCATGAATCGGGCCAATGCCGTCCGGGCGGTGCGGGACAAGGTGTCCGCCGCCACCGGCGTGCCGGCGGGTCTGCTGAGCGGCGAGAGCGAGGAGGACTGCACCGCGCAGGCGCAGGCAATTCTGGAGTTCGCCAGGCCGGGCTATCCGTCCGTGCGGGACGGCGGTGAGGCCGACGCCCGCCGCCGGGAACAGCAGGACGACGGCGTTATGGCCGCGTTCCGGCAGCTGAACCCCAAACTGGAAGTGTAACAAACGAAAGAGAGGTAATTTTTTATGGCACATCCCAATCAGGAGCGCTGGTCCCAGCTGGTGGACGCCAAGCTGCGCAATGGACTGGTGACCCAGGACAATCTGATCTTCAACAGCCGCTATGAGGGCGACCCCACCTCCGGCAAGGTGAAGATCCCGGTGCGGGACACCGAGGTGGCCGTCAAGCCCTATGACAAGGCAAGGGGCATCGACCCGGAGGCGGGCACCACCACCTATCTGGATCTGAACATCGACCAGGATGAGGCGGTCAATGAGCTGATCGACGGCTATGACGCCGCCAGCGTGCCGGACGGCATCGTGGCCGACCGGCTGGACAGCGCGGGCTACAGCCTGGGCCTGTCCATCGACAAGAAGTCCATCGCCGCGCTGGAGGGCGCCGACGGCGCCTCCGTCTGCGCCACCAAGACCGCCGCCACCGAGGCCAACGCCTACAAGCTGGTGCTGGAGGCCAAGCGGGTGCTCAGCCGCAAGGGCGTCCCCGCCGCGGGCCGTTTCCTCATTGCGTCCCCGGAGTTCATGGAGGTGCTGATGCAGGACGAGCGCTTCATCAAGCAGGGAGATCTCTCCCAGCAGCTCGTTCAGCTGGGCGTTGTCGGTCAGGCCGCGGGCTTCAACGTGCTGGAGTCCAATAACATGGACTATGAGTCCACCACCCGGGTCGTCAGCAAAAAGACCACCACCGAGTTCATCTGCGGCCATCCCAACTGGTGCCACCGGGTCATGGAGTGGCAGGTGCCCGTGCATTTGCAGGATCTGTCCGGCTCCGGCAAGTACATCGGCGCATCCGCCGTGCAGGGCCGCAAGGTCTACGGCCTGAAGGTGTCCAAGCCCCAGACCCTGTACATCAAGCGCACCGAGGCGGCGGTCTGAGTCATGCGGTACGCGGAAGCGGCCGACGTGGCCGCCGGATTCCGGGAGCTTACGGTGGAGGAGCAGGAGCGCTGCGGTGCCCTGCTCTATGAGGCCGGGCTCATCATCGACGCCTATAATGCGGACGCGGATTGTGAAGCAAAACGCCTGGTGTCCTGCCGCATGGTGCGCCGCCAGCTGGGGGCGCAGGGGGACTCCTCCGCGCAGTTTCCGCTGGGCTCCACCCAGGGCACCCTGTCCGCCATGGGCTACTCCCAGAGCTGGACGATGGGCACCGGCTCCAGCGGCGAGCTGTATCTCTCCAAGCTGGAGCGCAGGCTGCTGGGCGTGGGCGACCGCATCGGCGCTCACAGCCCGCTGGAGGGCATGACCTATGCTGAAGGGGATTGACGTCACGCTGTACACAAAGCGCCAGACCGGCGAGGACGCCTTCGGCGCGAGCGTGTATGAGGAGACCCCGGAGGTCGTCCGCAATGTGCTGATCGGCGCGCCGGAGACGGCGGACATCGTGAGCGAGCAGCAGCTCTATGGTCGCCAGCTGGCCTATACGCTGGCCATCCCCAAGGGCGACGAGCACGACTGGACCAATGTGACCGTGGAGTTCTTCGGCCGGAAATTCCGCACCTATGGGGCGGTCACCGAGGGCATCGAGGCGCTGATCCCGCTGAGCTGGAATCGAAAGGTGAAGGTGGAGCGGTATGAGTAACGTGAAGTTCAAGCTGAACCGTCAGGGTGTGCGGGAGCTGCTCCGTTCGGAGGAGATGATGGCGGTGTGCCGCTCCCACGCAGACGCCGCCCGGAGCCGCCTTGGCGAGGGCTACGAGGTCACGACGTACACGGGTAAAAACCGCGTCAACGCCTCGGTGTTTGCCGCCACAGCGGAGGCCAGGCGTGAGAACGCGGCTCACAACAGCATTCTGAAGGCGGTGGGCGGCGGATGATCGAGCTGATTGTGCGCCGCTATCTCGCCGAAGCACTCTCTGTGCCGGTGCGCATGGAGATGCCGGAGCATCCGCCGGACGCTTTGGTGCTGGTGGAAAAGACCGGCAGCAGCGAGACTGACCACATCCGCCGCGCCACGCTGGCGGTGCAGAGCTATGCGCCCAGCCTTGCCGAAGCTGCCCGGCTGAATGAGCAGGTGAAGGAGCAGCTGGGGCAGATGCCCGCCGCAGAGCAGGTTTTTGCCGTGCGGGTGGTCAGCGACTACAACTATACGGACACAAACACGAAACGGTACCGCTATCAGGCGGTGGTGGAAGCCGTTTATTGAGCATGAAAAGGAGAAAAACATGAGCGATGCAAAACTGGTCACTGCCAGCTCGCCCCAGCAGGTCGGTGGCGCGGCCTATGTCGGCCCGCTGAGCACAGAGCTTCCGAGCGACGCAAAGACTGCACTAGCAGCTGGGTTCAAGGCGCTGGGCTATCTCTCCGAGGACGGTCTGGTCAACAGCAACAGCCCCAATTCCGAGACTGTGGCGGCCTGGGGCGGAGATGTGGTTCTGACGACCCAGAAGTCCAGGGAGGACACCTTCAAGTGTACCCTGATCGAAGCACTCAATGTGGACGTGCTGAAAACGGTCTACGGCGGGGACAATGTGTCCGGCACGCTAGAGACGGGGATCACGGTCAAGGCCAATAGTACACCGGCGGCGGAGTATGCCTGGGTGTTCAACATGATTCTCAAGAATGGAGCCAAAAAGCGCATCGTCCTGCCCCGGGCCACACTGGCGGCGCTGGGTGACATCAGCTATACGGACAGTGCGGCAGTGGGCTATGAGGTGACGCTCAATGCAGCGCCGGACAGCTCTGGCAATACCCACTATGAGTATATTGTGGGAGGTGAATGAGCATGGCGACGGAGATCAGAACCTCCTCCGGCTTCTGCTGCGAGATCGACGAGGCCGCCATCAACGACATGGAGCTGCTGGAAGATCTGGAGGAGCTGGATCAGGGAAACCCGCTGCGGGTGCCGTCCGCCCTGCGCCGCCTGCTGGGCGAGCAGGGCAAACGGGCGCTTTATGACCATCTGCGCACGGAGAGCGGCCGGGTGCCGGTGGATAAGGTGTCCGTCGAGCTGGCGGAGATTTTTGGCGGACTGAAGTCTAAAAAAAAATAATCCTGCTGGCGCAGATGCTGAACGCCGGGGAGGATGAGCTGGTCTGCGACTTTGCGGAGACCTATCACATCCTGAATCTGCGCGCCCTGCCCGTGCCGTTGGCGGCCACGCTGGCATGGGGGCTGCGGCCGGACGCGCGGATCCGGCTCAAAATGGCGGAACAGCAGGTACCCATGGAGACACTGCTGTTGGCGGGCGTGGTGGACCGTCTCTCTCTGCTGCTGTGGCAGAAGACGGAGAACGGGCAGAAGAACCGGAACCGCCCGGCTATGCTTACGGATAAGCTGCTGCATATCGAGCCGGAACGTGAGCTGAAAACGTTTGCCAGCGGAGAAGAATTCAGGCGCGCATGGAGCGGGAAAGGAGGCGGCGCATAAGTGGCAGAGAGCGGAATTGAGCTCGCAAAAGCATATGTGCAGATCATCCCGTCAGCGCAGGGAATCGGCGGCCAGATCAAAAAGGAGCTGGGCGGAGAAGTTGAGCCTGCGGCGGAAGAAACGGGCGTATCAGCCGGGCAGAAGCTGTTCGGCGCGATCAAGAAGATCGCGGCGGCCGCCGGAATCGGAAAGGTCATCAAGGATTCCATCGTGGCCGGAGCGGATCTGGAGCAGAGCATAGGCGGCATCGAGACGCTGTTCAAGGAGAGCGCAGATCAGGTCATTGCAAATGCAAAACGCGCCTACCAGACGGCGGGGATGTCGGCCAATGACTATATGGAGCTGACCACCAGCTTTTCGGCCAGTCTGCTGAGCAGTCTGGGCAATGACACCGCCAAGGCGGGAGATGTGGCCGATATGGCGATGACCGATATGTCGGACAACGCAAACAAGATGGGCACCAACATGGAGGACATCAAGAACGCCTATCAGGGCTTCGCAAAACAAAACTACACCATGCTGGACAACCTGAAATTGGGCTACGGCGGAACGCAGAACGAAATGAAGCGCCTGCTGGAGGATGCCCGGAAGATAACGGGCGTAACGTATGACATCGACAATCTGGCCGACGTGTATCAGGCGATCCATGTCATTCAGGGGGAGCTGGACATCACCGGAACGACGGCAAAAGAGGCGGCCTCGACGATCTCCGGTTCGCTGAACGCCATGAAGGCCGCCTATCAGAATGTGATGGGCAATCTTGCTCTGGGAGAGGACATCGGACCGAGCCTGAATGCGCTGAAGGAGACGGCGGTCACATTTGTACGGGACAATCTGCTTCCGGCGGCGGTGAATGTGGTCTCCGCTCTGCCGACGGCACTGGTGTCGCTGGCGGCGCAGCTGGCCGCACCGATGCTTCACGCGGGAGTGCAGGCGGTTCTGTCTCTGGCGGCGGGGCTGACCAGTGCGATCCCGGAGCTGCTGCGTGAAGCGACGAAGGCGTTGGAGGGCATCGTCAATGCGATCATCACGGGTGTGCCGGCGCTTATCAATGCAGGCATGCTGCTGCTGAACGGATTGGCGCAGGGATTGCTGGAGGCGGTGCCGGAGCTGCTCGCCGCGCTGCCCGGTATTGTGGACAACCTGACGGCGACACTGGCGGCGTTTTTGCCGCAGTTTATATCGGCGGTCAACCTGCTGGTCATGGGGGTCGCGCAAGCTCTGCCGACAGCCATACAGCAGATCGTGGCGGTTTTGCCGACGCTGATCGACAGCCTGATAAATGTGCTGCTTACGCTGATGCCGGAGATTGTGGATGCGGGCCTTGTACTGCTGAGCGCATTGGTGGCAGACCTGCCGGAGATCATAAGCGCAGTGGCGGCGGCAATCCCGGAGATTGTGGATGCCATCGTCAATGCGATCATCGGCAGTATCCCGCTGCTGATCGACGCAGGGATACAACTGCTTACTATGCTGGTGGGAAATCTGCCCGCCATTATCCATGGCATCGTGTCCGCCTTGCCGACGATCATCAACAGCATTGTCAATGCCGTGCTGGGCAACATCCCGCTGCTGATCCGGTCGGGCATTCAGCTCTTTGTGGCGCTGGTAGGCAATCTGCCTGCCATCATATCCGGCGTAGTGGCTGCGGTGCCGCAGATCATAGACGCCATTGTAGGCGGGTTTGCGGGCGGATTTGATGCAATGGCCAATATCGGCCTAAATCTGATCAAGGGCATCTGGAGCGGTATTTCCGACGCGGCGGCCTGGCTCAAAAGCAAGATCGCGGGCTTTTTCGGAGGCGTGGTGGACAGCATCAGGGACTTTTTCGGAATCCACAGCCCCTCACGGCTGATGGCCGGAATCGGCAAAAACATGGCGCTGGGTATCGGCGTGGGCTGGGAAGATACATTCCCGGACATTGCGGAGGATATTACAGACAGTGTAAAGCTGGATTTTGACGCCGGGCCTGTGAGCAGCGGACGCGATCAGAATCAAAGCGGGAGCGTGTCAGTGGTGCAGAATATCTACTCCAAGGCCCAGACCGCCGCAGACCTGATGCGGGAGGCCAAATGGGAGCAGGAAAGGGCGGTGATGATGGGTGTATGAGGCAAAATTTGAGACGGAGGATGGCCGAAGCTTTCGCTTTGGCTATCCCTACGGATCTGTCTTTTCCATCGACCCGCTGAGTGAACTGGACGTTGTGCTCTCCACATCGCAGGGATTTCAACAGGTCGGTGTGACGGTGGAGCGTGCAGGCGTGGGCGGCTTGAGCCGGACAATAGCGGGACGGCTGCTGGGACTTTCCAAAGATCAGCGCCGGAGAATGCTGGAGGTATTTACGCCGTACACAAGCGGAAGCCTGTGGTTTAACGATCGGTATTACTGCCGGGCATGGGTGCAGAAGACCCCCGCATTTGGTGAGCTTAAGTACGACACGGAATTCACGCTGCTGCTGTTCTGCCCGGAGCCCTACTGGCTTGACACGACGCAGGCCTATCTTCTGGGCGGCTACACCGCCGCCTTTGCGTTTCCGGTCTGCTACGACTCCCACACCTTCGGCGTCAAATCCTCCGCCCTGTTCACCAACTGCCGCAACGACGGCATGGTTTCCGTGCCCTACGCCGTGCAGTTTCGCGCTGGCGCCCCGGTGACAAACTACGGCATACTCAATGCGGCCACCGGTGAAAAGCTCTCCCTGACCGACACGCTGGCTATAGGCGAAACCGTGAACGTATACCGCGACAATGGGCGGCTGAAGGTGGAGAAGGAGTCCGGCGGCGTCACCACGGACCTCTTTTCCAGACTGGATGAGGACAGCACGCTTTTCTCATTGGCGGTGGGCGACAACATCATCAAGATGACGGCGGACAGCGGCGTGGACAACCTGACCGCCTATGTGACGCTCAACCCGGCCTTTGTGGGGGTGCTTGCATGACGGTGTCTGTCTACAATCTCCGGCTGGAGCGCATCGGCGTGATCGAGACGTGGGTCTCGCTGGTGTGGCAGGAGTGCTACAACACCGAGGGCAGCTTCCAGCTGGAGGTGCGCCGGCGCTCCGACCTGCTCCCGCTGCTCAAGCCGGAGTATTACTGCGGCCTGACCGGCCATGATACGCTCATGGTCATTAAGTCCAGGCAGATCAAAGACGGTACGATCGTGGTCAACGGCTTCCCGGCCACCCATATCCTGCATGACCGGGTGTCTACGGATGCGGTGAGCAATGAGAACGCCGAAGCGGCTATGCGCCGCCTGTTTGCGGCAATGGCCCCGTACCCATGCTTAGAGCTGGGCGAATCTGCTGGGTTGACCGCAAACTATGCCCCACAAATCAGCGACAGGAGCCTGAAGGAGTATTTTGAGAACATCGCGCAGGAATGCGGTCTCGGGTTCCGGTTCCGGCATGACAAAAAGGCGCGCAAGCTGCTTTTTGAGGTCTACCAGCGCGGCGAAAATCCAAATGCGAAATACTCCACCGCCTACGGGAATATGGGCGATATTGCCCACTCCGTGACCACCAACGGCTATAAAAATGTGGCCGTTGTGGCCGGTGCCGGGGCGGGCGACGCCCGGATCACCGTGCTGGCGGGCAACACCTCCGCCACCGGCGCAGACCGCCGGGAGATGTATGTGGACGCCCGGCAGGAGCAGCCAAAGGACGGGGAGAGCGATGCCGCTTACAAAGCCCGGCTTGTCGCGCTGGGGGAGCAGAAGCTGGTGGAGCAGATCAAGGTGGAGAATATCACCTTTACGCTGGACAACGACCGCGCCCGGCTGGGCGACATTGTATTTTGCTACATTCCCGAGATCGGCGTCAACGTCAAGGCGCGGGTCATCGGCATGACTGAGACCAGTCAGGACAACGTGACCACCCGGGAGGCCGCCATTGGCACCCCGGTGGTCGTCAGGAGGTATTGATGGCAATCGTGACATATCCCCTCAACGGGATCACCTACAACGCGGAAGATGCGGAAACCTATCTGAGCACCCGCATCAGCGGAATTTATGCGGCAGATGACTGCTTTGACCTGAGCATCACCGCCGACCGGACCGTGACCATCGGCCCCGGCCTTGCGTGGGTGCGCAACACCAGATTTGCAGGCAAGAGCATCTGCAACCGGGAGGTGCTGGAACTGACCATCCCGATGGCCGACAGCTCCAGACCACGCACGGACCGCATCGTGCTCCGCTACGACAAGGCGGAAAACAAGTCGGAACTGGCAGTCAAGACCGGCACGCCCGGCTCCGCCGCCGCTGCGCCAGATGTGGTGCAGACCGAGCTTGTCTACGAGCTGGGTCTGTATACCGTTTTGGTCGCAGCAGGAAGCACCGTCGTCAAGGCGGCGGATGTCACCGACACCCGGCTCAACGAGCAGGTGTGCGGCCTGATGCGGGACGGGGTGACCGGACTGCCCACAGCTCAGATCGCCAGGCAGGCGGACGCTCTGCTGGACGCGATCAAGGCTGAGTATCGGGGGGTCAAGGACGGAAGCGGCTATGTGCTCACCTCCAATACCATCGCAGACAGCGCGATTGACAGCATCGTGGAGGGGTGAGCCATGCGGGTCATCATCGTGCGGCCCGGTCTGGCGGTCCTTCCCATCGGCCGGGCGGGGACGGATGTGGTGCGCTGCGTGTTTCCCATCGACAGCTGGGTGCAGGAGTTCGGATCCAGCGGAGAATTTATCCTGCTCTGCAAGCGCCCGAACGGCGCAAGCGCTTACCCGGTGCCCGTCTCGACAGACGGACACAACCTCATTTGGGATGTGTCTCAGACCGATACGGCAATATGGGGCCGGGGTGAGGTGGAGCTGCAATACCACTTCGGCAGCCATATCGCCAAGAGCGAGGTGTGGCGCACGGAGACGGTCAAGAGCATCGGAGCTGCCGGAGACCCGCCGGACGCGGAGCAGAACTGGATTGATAAACTCTATGCGCATATCGACGCGGTGGGCGTCCCGGCGGGCGGCGGCAGCGGCCAGATACTGGCGAAGAAGTCAGCCGCTGACCGGGATACCTGCTGGAAGGACGACGCACAGCCGCTCACCAACAGTGAAATTGAAATTCTACTAATTTAAGGAGTTGTAACCATGGCAAAATATCTCGATTCTGACGGCCTGCTGTATTTTTGGCAGAAGCTCAAGACTGTGTTCGCGGGCAAGGTGGATAAGGTAGAGGGCAAGGGACTGAGCACCAATGACTACACCGGCGCGGAAAAGTCCAAGCTGGCGGGCATCGCCACAAATGCAAATAACTACACGCACCCCGCCTCCAGCGGCAATAAGCACATTCCGTCCGGCGGCTCCGCCGGGCAGATCCTGCGCTGGAGCGCCGACGGCACTGCTGTCTGGGGCGCGGATAAGGACACCACCTACAGCGTGATGGGCGCTGCGTCTTCCACGGCGGACGGCGCACAGGGCCTTGTACCCAAGCCCGTGAAAGGCCAGCAGACCCAGTTCCTGCGCGGCGACGGCACCTGGGCCGCGCCCGCGAATACGACCTATGCCGACATGAAGGGCGCGACCGGCTCCGCCGCAGGTGCGCATGGTCTTGTACCTGCCCCTGCCGCCGGAAAACAGGCGCAGTTCCTGCGCGGCGACGGCACCTGGGCCACGCCCGCAAATACCACCTATGGCAATGCCAGCGCGTCGAAAGCGGGCCTGATGAGCGCCGCGGACTACTCCAAGCTGGCGGCCTTTGGCGAGGCCAGCACCTACGCCAGGAAGGCTGACATTGCAAATGCCTACATCTACCGGGGCAGTGTGGCGACCTATGACAAACTGCCCTCCTCGGGGCAGGTGTCCGGCGACGTGTACAACGTGGAGAGCGACGGCAGAAATTACGCCTGGAACGGCACCGTCTGGGACGATCTGGGCGGCACCTTTGAGGTGGATACGATCAGCAATGCTGATATTGATGGAATCGTTGCCAAGTAAGGAGGCTGGACGATGGCCTATCTCAATGAGACCGGACTTGCTCATTTCTGGGCAAAGCTGAAGGGAAAATTTTTGCCGCTGACGGGTGGAACCGTCAGCGGATCGCTCACCGTGACGGGGAAGCTGTCCGTCGGGGGAAATGCGGTTTCCGACCATGTGGCCGAATCCGGAACAAGCGGCGAATGGAAGTATATCAAATACACTTCCGGTCTGGCCATGCTGTGGTGCAACGTGACAACGAAGTATTCCGCCGCATCCGTGCTGGAAAAGTGGGTGAGCTATCCATTCACCCTGAAAGCAGGCGTGGCGGCCTTCGGAACGCTGGAGGGGGTCGGGAGCAATTCCGGTGCGGCGCTCGGCTGGAACGTCAAGATCGTCCCGCAGGGCGATAACAAAAATGCCCGCGTCTTTGTGCACAGCCCCTCCGGCAGCTTTGGAGGCGCAGATGCGCTTACCGTGGCGGTGCTGGTGCTGGGAAGGTGGAAGTAAAGGAGCGATCAAATGGAAGCAATTATTGCCGCAGTCATCAGCGGCGCGGTCACGCTGCTGGCATCGCTGATCGCCAACAGCCGCAGCCGCGCCATTACTGACACCAAACTGGAGGAGCTGACCCGCGAGGTGCGGGAACATAACAGCTTCGCCCGGCGGATGCCGGTCGTGGAGGAACAGATCAAGGTCATCAATCACCGGATCGCAGACCTGGAGGAGGAACACAGATGAAAGAGAACTGGAAAACGTGGTTTAAGGCGGCGGGCATCCGCGCAATTAAAACCATCGCCCAGACCGCCGTGGCCACCATCGGCACCAGCGCAGTGCTGGGGGACGTGAACTGGGTGGCCGTGGTTAGCGCGTCGGTGCTGGCGGGTGTGCTGAGTCTGCTGACCAGCGTGGCAGGCCTGCCCGAGGTGGAGGTATGAGCCTGCACACCAGAAGTCCTGAAGGAGGCGTCTAAGTGAAAAATCTGAAATACCTGATCGCCGCCCTGCTGCTGGCGGCCTGCCTTGTCGGCAGCGCGTCCGCCGTCACTCCGACATACAAGCCGCCCAAGCTGCCGACGCTGCCGAAAGTCAGCGTGACAGTGCCGACCATCAAATTCCCGGACGGCTATTTCGCCGGTATCGTCGGCAATGTGAAAATTCCGGTGGACAAGCTGCCCAAACTCAAATGAGAATCAGGAGGAACTAAGAATATGGTTATCAACGTACATGGCGGTCACAACCGCATTGTCCCCGGTGCGTCCGGGTATCTGGATGAGGTGACCGAGGACAGAGCCGTCACCGCGCAGGTCATTGCCAAGCTCCGGGCGCTGGGGCACACCGTCCATGACTGCACCGACGACTCCGGCCGCACCCAGGGTCAGAACCTGGCCAACATCGTCCACGCATGCAATGCTCATGCGGCTGATCTGGATGTGAGCATCCACCTGAATTCCGGCGGCGGCACCGGAACCGAGGTGCTGGTGTACTCCGACACCGGCGCTGCGGCGGGCTATGCCGTTCAAATCTGCGCGGCTATCGCCGAGCTTGGCTATCGCAACCGCGGCGTGAAGGAGCGCAAGAACCTCTATGTGCTCCGCCGCACCACCGCCCCCGCGCTGCTGGTGGAGTGCTGCTTTGTGGACTCCGCCGCGGATGCGCAGCGCTTTGACGCCGACAAAATGGCCGCCGCCATTGTGCGGGGCATCACCGGCCAGACCGCAGCTCAGACGGGCGCTGCACCCGCCCAGCAGGCCGGCTATCATGTCCGCATCACCGCGTCTGTCCTCAACGTGCGCCGCGACCACAGCGCCTCCAGCGCCGTCGCCACGCAGGTGCGCAGGGGTGAGGTCTACACCATCGTGGACGAGTACAGCAACGGTGGCACCCTCTGGGGCAAGCTCAAGAGCGGTGCAGGCTGGATCGCGCTGAAATATACCCAGTGTGTGTGATACGCAAGGAAAGGGGGACGGCCTTCTGGTCGTCCCCCTTTTTTGCGTCACTCGATAGCCGCTTCGATGCAGCCGATGGCCTCTTCAAGGCTATCCACCGCATCGGAAAGATTGTCACAGGCCTCGTCGGCCTTTTCATAGCGCTCACTGTCCTGCATATTCTCCGGGATGTTATCCCGGTATTCTTCTTCCTCTGCCTGAAGATCTTCGAGGCTGCCTTTCAGCTCCTCCAGTTGGTCAATGATGCTCTGCAAATTTTTTCGCCGAATCTTATTCATGATCTGTCCTTTCTCCCCGTATGCCCGGCAGGTCGGGGTTTAAAGCTTTTACGCTAGTCTGAATACGGTGTAGCCGTAATTCCCGCTGGCAGCATAAACCATCTCGACCTTAACGAGCTTATCCAGCGCTTCACTCATTGAAGTACCGTAAGTCCCATATTCCCACAGCCCTGAAGCCGCAGCCATTTCCCAGAAACAGCCGACTTCAATTCCTGCACACTTCTTGAATTTTGCTTTAATAAAGTTTTCACACCATTCTACTTTGACAATCTTCATCTTCGTTTTCTCCTTGATTTTCTGTGCTATTCTTGTTATCATCAAGGGGAGGGAGGTTGTCCCTCCCCTTGGCACCGTTGTTAGGTATTCTGGTGCTTGCCCTGCTTGAGGATTTTGTTCGGCTTCATCACGATTGTTTCCACCAACTCAGGATGATCAGCCAAGAACAGAAGCAACTCTCGCAGGGCTTCTTTTTCGCTCTCACTCATTTGTCTCACCTCCTCTCTATGGTTATATAGTACACTATTTTGCTTTACTTGTCAACAGTTCGATCAAATCTTTTTGATTATTCTTTCAACTTTATTTATTGACAAAAACGCCATAATGGTGTACTGTTTTTAAAAAAGAAGTGGGGCGATTATATGTCAGTATCCGATAAGGTCAAAGGTCTTCTTGCCCTCTCCGGAAAAAAGCAGGTCGATCTTGCCGCATACTTCAGTATGAGCAAGCAGACAATGGGAAACAAAATGAGCCGCAGCAGTTGGTCTGCCAGCGATTTGGCAAGGGTTGCAGAATTTTGCGGCTGTAAATTGGCCTTTATTATGCCAGACGGTCAGCAAATAGCCATTGACCCAGAAAAAAAGAGTTCTGCCGAGGCAGAATAAAAAAGCGTGGACATTCAGAAAAGCGCTTGGGATATTTCCGGGCGCTTTTTTCCTGGTTCAGTTCTGCAATTTCCGCCACCAAACGGTGAAGATTTGTCGTTTTTTGACGAAGTTTTGTCGAGACTGTCGAATGTGGTCGAGTTTGTGGACTGACTCCTTTTTCCGTTTTAGAATGACGGCAGACAACAAAAAGGAGTGTGATTCAGATGAAGTTCGACTATTTATCTCCCACTGATGATGTGCGCAGGCGGCAGCTGGAGCGTGTCGCGAACGTCCTGCCGAGGCTGGGTGTGCCCCGCACCTACCGGGGCTTTGAGGCCACGATCGCGGCGGTCTGGCTGGTGCTGGAGGATGAGGATTGCCTGCGGATGGTGACGACGCGTATCTATGCCAAGGTGGCGCAGTTGTCCGGCCAGACCCGGTATGCCGCCGAACGGAATATTCGCACGGTGGTCAAGCGGGCGTGGGACTGCAATCCGGCCTATCTGTCGGAGATCGCCGGGTACCCGATCAGCACCCAGCCGATCCCGTCCGAGTTTATTGATATGCTGGCCACGGACGCGATGCGGTTCACGTCCCAGGGGCAGATTCCTACCTGAGCACCTGCAGCAGCCGCTTGAGCTGCTGCTCCGTCAGGACATAGGTGTGGTCGGTCCCATTCCCGCAGTATTCCGCCAGCGTGAAGATGAGGTTCTTCGCGGTGGGCGGTTCGAGCAGCGGACGGCCGTAGATCTGCTCCAGCCGTGCCCGGCAGCCGCAGGCCCAGATATCCGCCGCCGCCCGTTCCAATGCCCGCAGTACGGCCTGCGCCGTCATAGGCCGGACGCATTGCCGGGCGGTCTCCAGGGCAAGTTCCTTCATGAGCGGCCGGGCGGGCAGAGCCTCCAGCGTGAGCTGAACCGCCAGATGCAGCGCCTCGTAGCAGCGCCGGTCATAGTGTCCACTGATGCTGCGGATCACCTGGTCAATGTTGTGCATGATAAGCCATCCTCTCTTGAGATGGCTTGTCCAGTGTCGGCCTGATTCTTTTCTCATTGTTGTGCAAACATATTCTCAGAAAAGTTTCCTCAACAATGAAAAATTCTGATAAAAAATCAGACTTAGAATACGATCTCTGGGTGTCGATCCGGATGGATGACCACCCGCTGGACGGTGCGCAGCCAGAAGGCCCGCCGTCCCTCTCTGGACAAGCCTGTATATACGTCCTTCCAGCCCTCGGGAAGCAGTCCGTCCAGCCGTTCCGCGCGTGTGCGGGGACGGGGGCGGAGGGCTTGGAGCTGCTGCTCCACCTCTTCCTTGCGGGTCTGGTACTCCGGCAGATCAATGTCTCCGTTGATAAACAAAAGTTTAATGCGCTCCAACCGCTGTGTCAAGGCATTCTGTCGGGAAATGTCGTTTTTTTCGTCCGCTTTGCCCTCCACCTTGGCCACCTGTATCTCCTGCGCCAGCAGGTATTCGAGGTGATCCAGCAGCCACTGCTCCAGCTTGCGCTCGTTGGCGTAGGCCCGGGCCTCTTTGGAGCAACCGTTCCGGTTCAGGTAGCGGCCGCACACATAGTAGACGGTGGATCTGTTGGACTGGGCGTGCAGGATCGCCCCGCAGTTCCCGCAGACCAGAAGCCCGCTGAACAGATAGGTCTTGTTGTGCTTTGCGGTGCGGACGAAGGTGGCCTTCCGGCGCTGGATCTGCTCGAACTCCTCCTCGGTCAGATAGGCCGGGACGGAGATGCCCCGGACGGTGCCGGTGAAGAAGGGATTGCGCAGCATTTTGGAGGCGCCCACCCGGGTCATGTGGAGCCCCAGCAGATTGGCGGCGTCCATGGCGGCGGCAACGCTGCCGGTGTTCAGATAGGTGTGGAAGAAGGCAGCTACGGCGGGCTGCATTTTTTCGTCCACGACGACGGTCTTGCCCTCCCGGCGATAGCCCGCGGGGAGCTTCTGCACCACCTCGCCGGCGGCCCAGCGGTAGGCGTTGGTCTGCTTCAGGCGCTCGGAGGTGCGGTCGGCCTCGTCCTGAGCCACGGACAGCATGATGTTGACCTTCAGGCGGCCGGAGGCGGTCTCCGTCTCATAGTCCTCCCAGATGGCCTTCCAGGCCACGCCGCAGTCGTCCAGCACCCGCTGGATCTCATAGTAGTCCCCCACGTTGCGGAACCAGCGATCCAGCTTGGTGAAGATGATGAGCTCCACTCGGTGCGCCTGCACGTCCTGTAAAAGGCGCAGCAGCTCCGGGCGCTTGGTATAGCGGGAGCGGGCGGAGATGCCGGCATCGTTGTAGCAGCCCACATATTCATGCCCGTGCTCTGCGGCCCAGTCGGCCAGCGCCTGCTCCTGCGCCGCGATGGAGACGCCGTGGAGCTTCTGCTCCTGCGTGCTCACCCGGGCATATCCGGCCACGCGCATGGGATCACGTCCTTTCAGTGCTGAGTTTGGTTCAGTTGCCGAGGTTTTCTCGGTAACTGCGTTTATCTAAAAAGTTGGTCAGACCAATCTTTCGGAAAGGCCAAATGGTACAAATCGATTTCCTGTTTATATTCCTCGAATAGGGCTTCCATAGCAGGAAGGATCTCTGTATTCCACTTTTGGGCATCAGGATAGAGTGCGCGAACGGACAGCACGGCACCCCAGAGCCTGCACTGCTGGGCTGGCTTCAAGTCAAACCCGGCGGGCGTGGCAGGGAAAATGCGGTAATAGAGCCGTCCGTAGTGTGCACAGATGTTGCGCAGATCCGTACAGCACCGCAGCCAGCTTCGCACTTCTTTTGTGGATGCCTGGTATAGTGCGCGGGATAATCGCTTCTGATCGGATGGCTTTAAGTCGCTGAAAAAACGGGACAACATACCAAAGGAGAAAAGCTCCATAATGACCCAAATGGGGAAGTGGCCGTCATACTGCTCCAGGTGGTGTTTGACGAATAGGACGGTTCGATTGCTGGAGATTTCTCTGTCGATATTGGCCCTGAATTTCTCTGCGTCATGCCTTGGAGAGAAATTGGCCGGATCCTCGTACCCTTCGGCGCCATAGGTATGGGCGTGAAAGTAGGCCAGCTGTGCACGCAGAAAGACTTCGATCTCCTCGACAGCAGAAAAGAGGATGCGGCGCAATTTACGGTCGAACTCGTAGATCTGATAGACGCGTTCAAATGCAACGCCGTTATAGCCGCCGCCTTTTTCCTTGAAGGGCAGAAAATATGCGGTCAGCCTGTAATAGCTGACTGCGGCCAGAATCGACCGGCAGCGCTCACTGTCCTCGAACCGGACGCCGCGCTGATGCAGGATCTGAAGCTGTTCCTCATATGTAGTTGGAGGTTTTAATTGTGGCATAGTTATCTCCGGGCAAAAAAATGTCCCCCCTGGGTCACATCACGCTGTTGCCAGCGGAGAGGTGCGGGAGGCCCTGTTAACATCATTATATGCGGTCTCCCTAAAAAAATCAACAGATGACTAAACAAATTTTAGTTGTAGAAATGCAAAGAGCACGGAACGAAAGAGACTTTGTGCACTACCATCCCAAAATCACGCGACAGTTGTCCTAAACGCGTCGATTTTGACACGGTTTGCTCGGCTGATCCACGCTCCCACAGGGGAGCGGCAAACAGAAAAACGCCCCTGAACGGCGGCCATAGGCTTGCGTCCAGAAGCGCTTCTGTGTGAGTATTGGCAGGGCGGCGTATCCTGCATCTCAAGTTCCCTTACGGGAGTGTCGGGAGCCTTTCCGACCTCAATACTCACAAGCATAAGGATATGCTTTCTACAAGTCTAAGATACCGGAGAGAGGTGTGGGGCTGATGCTGTTATTCGTCCTCAGCCATAATAGACTGCAATTTTGCAATCAGTTCCTGTGCCAGATTTCCGGGCATGATGATGTCGGCGACGGACTCAAACAACGGCGCAGAGCCGGAGCCATCAGGGAAGGTCTGACTGAATTTCAAAATAACTTCAGAGTGTTCTTCGTTTGTTCTAAGACTGAAGGCATTTACATACTGGACCATGGTTATTCCTCCTTCAATTCGGTATAGCTCGATTCAGTGAAGTAGTGGTAGTCAGGGTTGGATGCAATCGAAATCACTTTGGCGGACCGGCTATGACCAAAAGATGAGGTGACGCCGGAAAATTCCTCCGAGCGATATTCGGAAATATGCTCAGACTGTGCACTCATAGCAGGTTCAAGATCATCAAATGTGATATGAACTCGCTTGCCCATAGCCTTCGCAAGGCGTTGGAGCGTGCGAAGAGATGGATTGCCGTTTCCGTTTTCATACTTACTGATATCGGACTGAGCAATGCCGGATCGCTCGGAGAGCTCTTTCTGGGTCAGATCAGCCCTTATTCTGGCCTCGACCATTGCGTGCGTGATCGCGTAGGCAGGCTGTGATTCCTCATATGCCTCGCGGAGTGCAGGATCCTTCAGCCGCTGCTCCCGGAAACTCTTGAAGTCCATATTAGTCACCACCATTTCGTTTTAAGTAGTCTTGACGATATTTCTTTGCCAAAGCGATTTCGTGTGTCGGCGTTTTCTGCTGTTTCTTCACAAAGCCGTTTGTGAGAATGATCTTTTTTCCAATGCAGAAGAAGTAAAGTGTTCTGGTAATGTTGGAACCACACTTTGTACGCAGCTCGAAAATGCCGTCCTTCAAATTTTTTGAATGGGGCTCTCTCAATTCAGGGCCAAAATCTTCAAGCAATTCGATGGAACGCATGACCCTGATTTGCATTTTGGCATCAAGACTGGATATAAATTCCTCGACAGGGCGGGAACCATCTTCTTTTTCATAGAAGTCAACACTATAGTCTGACACGATGGCCTCCTTGCTTATAGGATATATCCTATATTGATTATATTATTCCATATCAAAAATTGCAATCACAAGATATAGAAAGGAAGTGCAAAAAGATGTGATTTTTACTAGATATTGTTGTCAGTGTAGTGTCGTATAAAAATGTTCCACTCTTTTGCAGACAACAAAAAAATACATCTTGACAACATCGAACAACCGTTCTATTATACAGGTAACAAATATCACCGAACGGAGAATAGGCGCAATAAAACCAAACAATATAACGCAAAAGGGAGATGCGAATATGAACGATACACAAAGAAGGTTAGTCGAGCTGATCCAAGGCATGACAGAGGAGCAAGCGGCCTTTGTTCTTACTTATCTTGCTGATGCTGCTGAAGCACAAGAGCAGCTTCCATCATCTTGAGCATGGCTTCAGCTTGTGCTTCGTCTGTGTTTGAAACAATCCGCAGTAATTTCGATTTGGCAGAGCCGTCATCCTCTGGAATGGCGGTTTCTGCTTTTACGGTGGATGCTGACTGCGAAAGAGAGGACAAGCCTCTTTCCAAGAGGGACAAGATCGCCTGTGTCTGATTTTTCATCTTATGACTGTAACGGTAATCGTCAATTTTACTGAGGGTCTCTGGATTCACAGTGAAAGTAATTCTGGGTTTTTCAGTTGGCATACAGTTCACCTCCTGCTCTTAGAATAACATCGGTTCATCAGTTCTGCAAGTATGAATTGCGATAAAAGCCCTGACTTTTTGGTCAGGGCTTTTGTTTATGCGTGTTTGGCCTGGTAAAGAGAAGTGAGTGCGTCCTGAAGGACTTGCGAGAAGTTTAGGTGATTTTGTTCAGCGAAGGTGTTCAGCCATGCGGGGATCGTAAGGTTTTTCCTTACAGCCTTATCCCCGTACTTTTCTGCATAGCTGTCCATATCCAGAACAAGGAGATTGGTGAACTCTCCCGATTCCAGCTGGAGTGCGGAAGGGTCGCTAGATGCCGGAATAGCGTTGCCGCACTCCAATTCATCCAGAACCCAGCCGGACGCGGCATCCTCGGCCATCAGGATTGCGTCGGCCAGAGAATCGCCCTCGGTGACGCATCCGGGCAGATCAGGGACGACGACCGTATAGCCGCTCTTTTCCACGCACGGGCTGAAAATAGCAGGATAGACAAGTTTCATAAGGCAGTACCTCCATTCAGTAATTAACCTGGTTATATAGAACCCCCGGAGTAGGCGGGACTTATTTCAGTCCCGCCTGCTTCAGGATGGTGTTTGCAGTTTTGATGTCCAAGTCTCCTTTATGCTGCGGAATAGTGATTTTTCCGGGCTTATTGGGATGCTTGAACTGTTTGTGGGATCCAGTGGTTTTCACATGGAACCAACCATCGGCAAGCAATTTCTTTTCTGCTTCCTTTGCTGTCATTGTGGTCCCTCCTTACAGTCTTTATTATATGCGCATTATGCGCACAAATCAAGAGCCGAAGTAAAAAAAGATGCACGAAAAAAGTTCATCACTTTTGTGCAATTGGTGATGAACTTTTTCTTGACAGGTTCATAGGTTCTGAACTATAATGCAAACAGAACGAAGGTTCGGAACTTTTCAAATAACCGAGGAGGTGAGCACATTGACAGATATGCGCCGAGTGACGATTTCTATGCCGGACGCGCTGGATAAACAGATCCTGTCTCTGCGTGCAGATGAGCGGTTTGCAAAATGCACTTACGCGGAGATCGTGCGCCGGGTCTTGGAGATTGGCCTGTCCAGCACGGACGAAGCGAGTGAGGGAGAGGGGAGATACCATGGATAAAGAAATACAAGAACTCAAGGAGATGTGGGAACGACTTAGTCCTGAGAATCGTCTGCTCGTTCTTCAGCGGATGAAAGCTCTCGAACAAGAGACTGAACCAGACTCTGCTTTGCAGGACTGAGTCGTGCATATGTCTTCAAAAATTCATCGGACTCCAATGAGCCGTCGCCCTCCGGGGCGGCGGTTTCAGTTTTTGCAGGAGCAGTTGCTGTTATCAACGACCTAAATTCTGGCGTAAATTGAATTGAGACTGAAATATCAGAGTCGGCGTATTCATCATCCGCAGATGTGAAACGGATTTCCTTTATTGCAAAAGCAAACCAGCGGATAAGCTGTAATTCATCATCTGCATCTCCTTCTCGATAGAGCCGCGTATCAAGCCAGGCAATCAGGTATTTATCTTCGCAGAATAGGGGCAGTTCAAGATCTGCGGGAATCATTTTTTTTAACTCGTCAACAATGGTCTGGTAATTCTTCTTGACTTTATCCCAATCGGCAAAAATGCCTTCACCAAGGATAAAGTCAGTAGGTACATTGAATGCCTGCGATAGTTGACGCAGAGTATCATAATCTGGTTTTTGCTCGGTCGTTTCCCACATTGCGACAGCGGAACGAGAAATGTGAAGGAGGTTAGCGAGCTGAGCTTGTGTATACCCTAGCATATTGCGAAGTTGCTTTATATGGTTCATACAGTTCACCTCTTTCCTTTATGATATGTCATATGAAATGACACCGCAAGAAAAAAATAAAAAATACGTGTCATAGTTATTGACAAGCAAAGAACGATGTGTTATAAAATGTCATAGTTAATGACATTCGCAAAATCCAAAGGAGGTGTACAAAGAAAATGTCTGAAACTATGACATGCTCGCACATGGCAGATACGTTATGCCAGCTTCGGAAAGGGCGGAATTGCACTCAGCAGCAGCTGGCCGATGCCATTGGCGTATGCCGTTCCGCGATCGCAAATTGGGAGACTGGTCAGCAGATCCCATCGACCAGGTCGCTGATCGCACTGGCTGATTTCTTTGGTTGTTCGTTGAATGACCTTACGGGGTCCGTAAAGATGCCATCAAAAGCCGATGCGCTCCACGATGCGCGGGATTTTCTGTCCAGCACAGACGAAGCGAGCGAGGGAGAGGGGAGGTGAGAGAATGACCGCACAGGTGCAAGAAGCGCTCGAAAAACAGTTGCAGCTGCTTTCCGAGCGTTCACAGGGCGATGAGATCATGCCTGATGAGCTGTACCAGCTTTCACAGGCGATGGTGCTTATCGCAGGGTATCTTGCTGGGCTTTGAACCAGCCGGATTTGGTCTTTTCGGCGTGATCGTGACGAATCTGATACAGTGCTTCATAGTACATCGTTTGGAGATCGGCAGGGGTCTTGCCCGTCAGATCTTGGCTTTGAACATAGAGCATGGCAAGTGCCTGCTGCGCAGTTTCAGGAAATGCACGTAGTTGATCGGCCATAGCATTCGCCTCCCTTCTGTGTCTATCGTACCACAGGAGGGAGAAAAAGGAAAGCTGGAGACGGGAGGTGAGAAGCGTCAAAGCATATCAACTTGCAGACTTGTTCCTGATGACGGCGGCGCTGATCCTGTTACCTATGGCGGCGTTGAACATGTTCCATTTCAGGGACAAGGAAGAAGCACGACGCTTTCTGGGATTTTGGATTGTGGTAGAAGTTACCTTAGCGTTGGCTTTGGCCCTTGCGCTTTTCTTCGATGATTTTATCTAAGGTAATCCGAATGTTTACAGCGTCCTGATAGTTGCGAGAATCATGAAACGGAAACAGATACAGATAGTTGAAAAGCGCATCCACCCACTGATGAAGAGAGTCAGTTTCCCTGAGCCGAATATAGGAAACGGATTCGATTGCCCGGGCATAGCTCTCATCTGTTCGCTGTGCAAGAAATGCACTGACCGCGGCAATCATTTCGTCGTAGGCGGTATCCAAGATTGCGTCGGTATCATGTTTCCACGCTAGTTTCATTTGCTCCAGATCGTGAGCAGTTTTTTGCTTGGCTGTAAACCATGCAATGCCAGCAGAAATAATAACGCCGCCTACCGAGATCATGGCACAGATAATTTCAGAATCCATATGCTGTTTCTCCTTTTTGTTTATCGTAGCACAGGAGGGAGAAAAAGGAAAGCTGGAGACGGAAGATGAATCTTTGGGCGAAAAAAGGAAGCCGCCCCGTTGAGTCGGAGCGGCCGGAAGAAGAAAAACAGGACAAGCAAGAAATCGACAGCGATTCATACCATTTAGTGGAGGTGTTTTACTTATGCCGAGACGAGGTTATACGGTTCCCCCTGTGAGCGGGAGCTCTGTGCCGGACTTCTGTAAGGTGTTTGGTACGCTCTATTCCATCTGGGCCCAGGAGCACGGGTTCGGGGAGGATGTGAAGGTCATCTTTGAGCCGGTGCCGCCCGGAGAAAAGCCCCGGGAGGGCGCGTATGTCATCCGCCCCACCCATGACGTGCGCGGCGAGGATCACGGGATGCCGCGATAAGGAAAAAACAACGGCCCGTCATTTCAATCCACACTCCCCGCAAGGGGAGTGACTTAAATAATCATAACACATGACAGCGGGAAAAGAAAGGAGTTATCACAATGAGACTGACTGATTTATTAGAGCTGCTGGAGCCGGGCACCCGGGTCTGGATCGCCACGGGGCTCGATCTGGAGCACGACCCGGAGGCGGAGTTGGTGGCCGAGGATGAGGTGGACAGGCTGCGGCTGTTTGCTGTGACTGGCTACTGGGTGGATTGGATGTGCCCTGTGGGCGACGAATTGAAGATCCTCGTCCGGGAGGGCCTGTGATGGGAAAAAGAGCGCCCGCCTCTGCTGGCACAGAGACGAGCGCAAGTCCAATAAGACATCCCTATTATAGCGGGGAAGAAAGGAAACGTCAATGAAAGATATCACGATCGAACGGGTGCGGGAGCACTATGTCATCCGCGTGGGCGGCGCCTTCTGGGCCACAGCGGAGTCCTACGCCGAAGCGCTGGAGGAAGTGGCGGAGCTGGAGGTGCGGGTATGACCACCAAACGGAGAAATAATCTGCTGCTGACCATCGTGGCCTGCTGTGCGCTGCTGATTCTGCCGCTGATCGGCGTGGCCATCGGCTTCGGCGTGTGCGGCAATGCCGGGGCCATGGGCTGCATGACCTGGATCATCGTCATGCTGGTGGCCGCCGGGACGCTGTGCGCCATCAACGTGCGCCGGGAGGGCAGGGTATGAAGTGCGCAGACAAGCGAAGATAAAGAAAAGGCCGTATCTGCCCGCCAGCAGATACGGCCAAGGCGCTTTGAAAAAGCGTCCATAAACTACAAGGAGATTATAGCACATGGCAGAGAGAAAAGCAACGGAAGAGACGAACAGCCCCGGCTATTATGCGGTTATTCCGGCCAGTGTGCGCTATGATGACCGGCTTCCGGGCAAGGCGGCGCTGCTGTATGGCGAGATCACCGCGCTGTGCGGCGCGGAGGGCTACTGCTGGGCCAGCAACGCCTATTTTGCGAAGCTCTACCACGTCCAGCCGCCCACGATCCGGGCATGGCTCAAGGCGCTGGAGGAGGCGGGGCATATTCTCCGGGAGGAGGTGCGGGATGAGCAGACCAACGAGATCGTGGAGCGTCGCCTGTGGCTCGTTACCCCTCCGTCGGAAAATCATAC